AGCCGTTGGTCAGGATACATTCCAACCAAAAATTGGCTTTAAGACTCGTTACGGAATGGTTGAGAACCCATTCTCACAAGGTACAACACAAGGATCAGGAACACTTACTGTTAACGCTAACCGCTACTACAGAAGAGTATCTGTTACAAACCTTATGTAAGTCATATTGCATATTTTTTAAGGAGACCCGAAAGGGTCTCTTTTTTTTGTGTCTAAATACTAATATGGACGATAAAGAAGCTGCAAAACTTATTATCAAAAGATCAAAGAAAAATCCAATTTTATACTCACCCGCTGAGATTCTTTATGTTAAGAGAATCAAAAAATTGCAAAAAGTAAATGACTGATTCAGTATCACCCTTTGACAAACAGATAGCCAACAGGAACTATATGTCTCCTCTTGGGTTCAAATTAGTTTTAACAAAAACTCCAAAGGTTGATTTTCTTTGCCAATCTGCAAACATACCTTCAATAAGCATGGGAACTGCAATTCAACCATCTTATTTGAAGGATATTCCTGTGCCTGGAGATAAAGTTTTGTATGATGATTTAAACGTTCGATTCCTAGTGGATGAAAAGATGGAAAACTATCTTGCAATTCATAAATGGATCACAGGTCTTGGATATCCTGAGTCTATTGGACAATATCGTCAACTTAAAACAGATGATAAAAGAACTGATAGAAGAGTTAATGATTCTGCGGATCCTCTTTATTTTCAATATTCAGATGCTACGTTACAAGTTTTAAACAGTAACTATAAACCAAGTGTTCTGATTAATTTTAAAGATGCGTTTCCAGTTTCACTTTCAACTTTAGATTTTGATGTCACAACTCGTGACTATAATTACTTCACAGCTGAGGTAACATTTAAATACACCATTTACAATATAACCGATCCAAGCGGTAATCGAATCGACAACTATTTTAAAAAATAATTTTACATGATAAATCTTGATAAGATTCAGTCCATGTGGCAAGAGGACTGTAAGATTGATATTGACAATATGCATGAAGAATCAATTAAGGTTCCTCAATTACATTCTAAATATCATGAAATATTAAACAATTTAATTCTATTACGAACGAAAGCTCAGAAGATACAAAAGAGTGTTCGTCATGAAAGATATGAATACTATTCTGGCAAAGCAGATCCAGAGGTATATGAGAAAGAACCATTTCCAAAGAAAGTTAGAGATAAAGACGCACTGATTAGATATATGGATGCTGATGATCGAGTATCAGATGCGAATTTAAAAGTTGAATACTACGATGTAATGATAAATTATACAGAAAGTATTCTTAAACAGATATCGAATCGCACATATCAGATCAAAAACTCAATTGAATGGCATAAATTCCAAGCTGGATTTACATGACCCACTTAATTATTAAAAAGAAAAACGAAGTCTTTGTTACGATAGACTCTGAACAATATGTGTATCATGAACTTTCAGATCATTTTACATTTGAAGTTCCTGGCGCCAAGTTTATGCCACAATATCGTAATAAGTATTGGGATGGAAAGATTAGACTTTATGATATGAGAAAGAATGAGATATATACTGGTCTTGTAGATCGAGTTATATCATTTTGTAATCGAAAGGGATATACTTATGAGTTTGAAGGCAGTAAATTCTATGGTCTACCACTCGAAGAGAATGAGATGATATCTCCAGAGGGTGTGACTGATTATGTAAAGAGCATATCAAAACACAAACCCAGACCTTATCAGATCATGGGTATTCACGATGCACTCAGACATAATCGTAAGTTACTACTGTCTCCAACTGCATCTGGTAAGTCATTGATGATATACGCCATCACAAGATATCATGTTGAACACAAACGTAGAATCCTGATTGTAGTTCCAACTACATCTCTTGTTGAACAAATGTATAAAGACTTTGAGGATTATGGGTGGGATGTTGAAAAATATTGTCACCGTGTCTATGCTGGAAGAGATAAGATTAGTGATGATAGTGTTACGATTACTACATGGCAGTCAATCTATAAACTGGATCGAAAGTATTTTAATAACTTTGATGTAGTAATTGGTGATGAAGCGCATCTATTTAAATCAAAATCTCTCGTCAGTATCATGACAAAGATGCTTGATTGTAAATATCGATATGGTTTTACTGGAACACTTGATGGAACACAAACACATAAGTGGGTATTAGAGGGATTATTTGGCCCGACTTATAAGATTATTCGTACAGATGAATTGATGAAGAAAGGATATCTATCAAAATTAAATATCAAAGTTTTAACTCTGAAACACCCAGCAAGAAAGTTTGAAAACTATGAAGATGAAATACAATATCTAATCACACATACACAGAGGAATAACTTTATTAAGAATCTCACTCTTGATCAAAAAGGTAATACTCTTATTTTATATACAAGAGTTGAGACACATGGTCTTCCTTTATTCGACCTCATAAATAGTAACAAGGAAGAAAACAGAAAATGTTTCTTTGTTCACGGAGGCGTTGATACTGAGGATCGAGAAGAAGTTCGTAGAATCACAGAAAAAGAAGATAATGCAATCATTATCGCATCATATGGAACTTTCTCAACAGGAATCAATATTAAAAACCTTCATAACGTTATATTTGCATCACCAAACAAATCAAAGATACGAAACTTACAGAGTATAGGAAGAGTTTTAAGAAAAGGTGACAATAAAATCAAGGCAACTCTATTTGATATTGCTGATGATATTACATACGGATCTTCTAAAAACTATACTTTAAATCATATGATGGAGAGAGTTAAGATTTATAACGAAGAAAACTTTAATTATGAAATGCTTACAATACCTTTAAAAAAATGTCAGATAAATTTTTAGCAGTTGTAAAATTAAAAACAGGTGAAGAAATTATTGCAAAAATTAAACCTTCACCAGAACTTGATGTTATAGCTTTAGATTGCCCTGCAATGCTTGGTCACTCTAGTTTTACAAGGAAGCCAGGAGTCAGCGTTATCAAAATTGAACCTTGGATAAAAACAGGTCGAGAACAGACATATATAGTGGCGATGAGTAACGTTATCACTACATGTGAGGTTTCTGATAAAGACGTAATTAAAGCATATAATAGATTTGTAAAAGCATATTATGAAACTGAACCTCCTATGGAAAAACCAAATCCAAAGATGACAAAAGAAATGGGTTACATATCTAATGTTAAGGATGCTCGCAAGAGCCTAGAGAAGATCTTTAATAATAGCTAATCCTTTCCTTTGAACCCTTACAGAGTTATTGTAATGCTTTTTTGGGGTATTGTCAAGCGTTGGATTATAGTGTATAATAATGTTATGAATGAACACTATCAAAACACTTCATGGCAAGAAAAAGATCGGAACACTATGTAAACAATAAAGAGTTCCTCGCCGCTATCGTCGAATACAAAGAGAAGGTCGCCTTGGCTGCAGATAGAGGTGAAACAAAACCTGTTATCCCAAGATATATTGGCGAGTGTTTTCTTAAGATTGCAACTCACTTATCTTTTAAACCTAACTTTGTAAATTACATGTTTAAAGATGATATGGTGTGTGATGGTATAGAAAACTGTGTTCAATATATTAATAATTTTAATCCAGAAAAATCTAAGAATCCTTTTGCTTACTTTACACAGATTATACATTATGCTTTTCTTAGAAGAATACAAAAGGAAAAGAAACAATTAGAAATTAAAACTAAAATTATTGAAAGATCTGGTTATGAAGAAGTGTTTACTGTTGATGGTGATATGACAGGCACTAGTTCTGATTATAATCAAATTAAAGACTCAGTGCAAACAAGGATGAATTATCAGTGAAGATTGCTATTATTACAGACCAACATTTTGGTGCAAGAAAAAACTCAAAATTATTTCATGATTACTTTTTAAAATTTTACGAAGATATATTTTTTCCAACTTTAATTAAAGAAGGAATTACCACTATCATTGACATGGGTGATACATTTGATAGCCGTAAAGGTGTTGATTTTGTGTCACTAGAATGGGCAAAGAATCATTATTATGATAGATTAGCAGAACTAGGAATCACTGTACATACAATTATAGGTAATCATACAGCATACTATAAGAATACAAATGATTTGACAGGTGTTGGTCTTTTTCTGAGAGAGTATGATAATATTAAAATATATTCAGAAGCAGAAGAAGTTAGAATAGATAAGACAAATTTCTTATTTGTGCCTTGGATTAATCCTGAGAATCAAGATAAAACTTTTGAATTGATTGAAGAGAGTGATTCTCCATGTGTAATGGGTCATCTTGAATTAAATGGATTCATGGCAACTCGTGGTCATTTCATGGAACACGGTATGGATTCAAATGTCTTTGATAAGTTTGAAAGAGTTTACTCTGGTCACTATCATATGAGGTCGAATAAAGATAATATCTTTTACTTAGGTAATCCATATGAAATGTATTGGAATGATGTCAATGATCGAAACCGTGGATTTCATTTATTTGATACAGATACTTTAGTTCATACACCAGTCAATAATCCATATCAAATGTTTCATAATTTATATTATGAAGATACACCACATCAAATGTTAGATATTACAAAGTATGATAAGAAAATACTTAAAGTAATTGTTCGTAAGAAATCAGACCCAAAACAATTTGAAAAATATATTGATAAACTCTACTCATCAAACCTAGCAGAACTTAAGATTGTTGAGAACTTTGATTTTACAGAGGGTGAAGAATTTGAAGCAGATGAATCTGAAGATACAATATCATTATTAAATAGATATATACAGGAGTCTGAAGTTGATTTAGATAAATCTGTGATTACAGAAATACTTCAAGACGTTTATAAGGAGGCCTGTGAGGTTGAGTAATGTTTATCTTAGCGGTTAAAGGATTTGAAGAGGACGGTGCTTTCTCTATCGAGAATGATGATGGAGATAAAGTTCTTTTGATGTTTGAAGAAGAGGATGATGCTGATAGATATGCTGATTTAATATCAGTTGAAGATGACTATCCAGAGATGAGTGTAATCGAAGTAGATGACTTTGTCGCAATAAAGGCTTGCGAAACTCACGAATACATGTATAATATAATTAGACAAGAAGATATCGTGGTTCCACCAAAGAATGATTTGTTTCAAAAAGATAAAATGGCGTAATTTGCTGTCTACTGGTAATCAGTGGACTGAGATTGACTTAAATAAAAAATCAAATACAGTAATTATAGG